TTTCAGATCCGGCACCGCGGGCAAACCCGGTCAGGGTGAAGGTGCATTCCTGCAAGCCGTCCTCCGTCATGGATTCGGATTCCAGATAGTCGCCAACACAATAGGGGTATTCCGGTCTTTTGCGGAATCGCCGAAAAGCATATTCCATCCCCATTTCCTGCATTGCGCCTTTCATGGCTTTAAGCACATTGTTTGTCATTTGCCCAGCTCCCCGAAAAGTTGTTTTGCCCGGTTGATAATGGCCTTTTTGCAGCTGTTGAAAGCTTTCTGCAGCGTCTTGTTCGGCTTCTTGCCGCGGGTAAAGCGGAATTTGTCGTACAGTGGGTCGTAATACACCCAGCCGCCTTTCCTGCCGTCCTTGCCTGCCGCATATTCACCGGTTCCACATTCTTCCCAGATTGCATTCTGGAGGGGGCTTCCGATGGTTGCCGTTTTCCCATCCACAATGTGCGCCCAGCTGCCCTTCAGCTGTGCGGACGCGACGCGGGAATTCCTGCGGGCGGCGGATTCAATTTCAGAGGCGGCTTCCTCAAGGAACTGCTCGGTCTTGGTATCCAGCGCCGCCTTGACCGCAAGACTGTTGTTGTGGAATTCAACGACCATTTCACTGTCCTCCCGTGTACCTCAGATAGATTTCAAGCTGCTTGTGCAGCTCCATGGGATCATCAATCAGAAGCACGTCATACCGCCTCCCGGCAATGACCACGCGGGAATCTTCTGCGGTGATGACCTTGTTCAGAGCGACATAATCGGCAATGAAGACGTGGGTGGAATCTTGCATCTTTGCGCTGAAATTGGTGTACTTGCTGTCACCGTCGATCAAATCAAGCCACCCGCGCACCTTCTGCACGTCCACCCAGACTTCCACCTGCGCGGCGATATCATTGGTTTCTACGGTCTTGCACTGGATATAGGCATATACATTGCCGCCGATGCTCATACGCTCAACCCCTGCCCAAAGCGAGCCTTCATGTAAGGCTTCAGGAAGCCCAGCAGGGATTTGGGAAATCCCATACTGGAATTGTCCCCCTCCATGTTGAAATAGGTCACAGAGTGGCGGGAAATGGTCTCAGACTGAATGCCCGCTTTGTCCCTGTTCTCAAGCTGCCACTGAAGCATACGGGCTACACCCAGCTTTACATCAGCCGGATAGACGACCTTCGTGACCACCACACCGGATTCATCGTACAATTCCTCGTTTACGGCGACGGTTTGCCCATCAACCGCTTTGACCGTTACAAGGCCGGAATTCAATTCGGAATCGCTGATTTGCAGTGTGTCGCCCTCTCTGAAGGGGGTAATAGTAGGGCAAACCAGCGTCCCCTCATCCGCTACGGCAACGGCAACCGCCCGGAACGGACGCTTCTGAAAGTTGTTGTTGGTGTATCCGCGGATCAGCAGTTCAAGCGCCTGAAGCCGGGCTTCCAGCAGCGCCGGATCTATTCCGTCCGTTGTCACAAACTGCCGCAATTCGGCAACGGTCATAATCATAGCGGTACCGCCTTACTCAGTCGAAAGTTCCGCCGAAGGATCTTCTGTGGTGATCTCTACCACCTCATAGCCGTCGTGTTCCCGGAACCACTCCACCATACGGCCGTCCGTGATCTGCGCCTTGCCATAGGCGAACTGGACGCCGCCCGCACCAATGCCGCAGAACGTGGTATTGCCCTTGACCTTGATTTCATAGCCGGTAACGGTCTTTTTCTTTGCTGCCATAGTCTTCATCCTTTCTGCTTACGCGATCTTGATGTTTCTGAGAACGCCGGCATGTGCCGTGTTCTTCAGGACGGTAGCCGCCACCATCTCGACTTCGCCGTCCTTCACGGCACCGGGCGTGTTGAAGTCAGGCAGATACTGCCGGATAGCGCTGTTGCCGGTCAGAGAAGCCGCGTGGAAGCCGTCGTTCACGTCAAACTTGACAGCGTAGATGTCGGTCAGGCCGGTAACGGCGGCATTGGAAGCGCCGATGTTGCGGCTGATACCGGCCTTCACGCAGTCATTGCCGGTGACAGTGGTATCAGAAACGGTGTAGTGCTTGCCAAGATCCATAAAGCGGACGCCATCCATGGAAGTCACCTTTCTGCCGAAAGCTTCCTCGGATTCCGTCTTGTAGCCAAGCAGCCGTGCCATGGTCTGAATCTTGGCGATCATGGCGCTGTTCATCAGCAGAGCGTCTGCCTTGGTGTTCTTGATGAGCAGCTGAATCTGCTCATACAGCTGGTCGGCGTTGGTCTTCAGGTTGGTCATGGTGCTGACATCGATGGCAGAGCCAGTGCCGGTGTTGTATTCGGTGGAAGTGCCTGCCAGCATCTTGTCCAGACCGTCAAACTCGGTGGTATGGGTGGTAGCGTCGCCGTTCACCAGCGTGTAGTGGAACAGGCTGATTGCGGCCAGCACCTTTTCACGAATCTGATAAGACATGTTGTTCCAAGGACCTTCCGCCTGCTTCAGCACACGGTCGATCTGGAACTTACCGCCGAAGATTTTCAGGTCAGCGGTTTTCTTTTCCACGGTTGCCTGATTTGCGGTGTACTCTACATTCAGCGCACGGAAAGCCGCCACAGAGGGAAGCTTCTTCTGAATGTAGGAATAGGTCAGGGTGCTGCCGCCCTGAGGGGAAACGCAGTTGTCGAAAGGCAGCAGCTGAAGGATCTCAGATTCGCGCAGAAAGATATCCACGATCTGCTGAGAAACCTTGTCGGACATACCGACTTTCATTTCTGCAAGGGTCATAGCCATAGTTGATTACCTCGTTTCTTAGTTGTTTTTCGATTCATATGCCTGTCTCAGAGCATCCTCAAGGTTTTTGGGTTCACCCTCCCCATGATCTCCGTCGGGCAGCTTGTGTTCGATAACCTTCTTCTGTCCAGCGGCTTCAAACTGGGTCGGGAACTGGGTCTTCAGACCGGAAAGCTTGTCCTCCATGCCTTTGATCTTGCCGTTTTCATCCAGCGTCAGTTCCTCGGGCTTATACTTCTCGTGGAGCTTATAGGCCAGATAATCCGGGTCGAGCGCCTTAGCATCCCGAAGCGCCAGCTGGATAGCGTTATCAATTCTGGTCTTCTCAAGCTCCTTCTGAAGCTGGCCGACAGTGGTCTCGTAGCTGGTGATCTTACTCTGAAGCTCCTCGTTGCCCTTGGTGCCTTTTTTCAGATCAGTGATTACGCCGTTGGCCGTTTCCAGCTCGGCCGTCTTGCCGTCTAGCAGGGTCTGAAGGGCGTCATATTTGCCCTTGCCGACGTATTCGCCGCTTGCAAGATTGGCAAGCTTCACCTGCTTATCCTTGTTGGCTTCGCTGCCGTTGTAGGTGTTCAGCGCCTGTTCCAGCTGTGCATAGAGGGATTCACCCAAAATCTCTTTCAGAAATTCCATAGTTTTATTTCCTTTCCTGTATCGCTGCCGTTTTTAATCGTGGTGCCCTCCACAAGCAAGCGCCCATTTAAGCGTCCGGCGCAAAGACAAATTGCTGAACGGTTTAAGCGCCACGTTCAGGGCGCGGAAAAGGCACTCCGTTTCCAGAGTGCCTTTTAACCCGGTCAAATCAGCTCTTCGGCTTCGTCGTCCTCCGCATCGGGAAGACTGGGCACGGCCGTGGTCTCAAAGGCTTCCTGCTGCATCTCTCGGACAGTTGCTTCAATCAATGCGTCCACGGTGTCGATATCCAGCTTGTAGCCCTTGGATTCCAGAAACTTGCGCACATAATTCTTTTTCGCCTCGCCCATGCCGGATTCCTTGTAGATCATCTCTGCGGCTTTCACGCCGACAGCCGTCCACTTCTTCACCTGTTCCAGCTTCTCGGTGCTCACCTTCAGCTTGATCCAAGGAATCAGAAATGTGGTCAGCAGCAGTCCCAGAAGGGTAATCAGGGCGTTCACAACGGGTGTCAAATCGATCATTTTTGTTTTCTCCTTTCGGGTGTTGAAATATAAAAAGCAACCATTCGGAATTCCCGAACAGTTGCTTCTTTACGGATTAACTTGCTGAAAATGGGCATAGAAAAAGCACCATGCAAAACTGCACAGTGCTCTAATCAGTAATCGACGCTTTCGTCATAGTCCGGCTCTGATTCCGGCTGATTGGCTTCGATACAATGGTTGATTCTTTCAATGATCTCTTTTTCGGTTTTCGTTCCAGCAATCATCAGCGGATAATCCTCCCGAAAATGCCGGTAATACCGTTCTAAAGCTTCTTCCATTACTTGATGACCTCCAAAATCTTTCTGAACACTTTGTATGTCTCTGGAAAGTATTTCTTGATGCAGGCTAGCGATTCAGGGCTTGCGGCTTCAGCGGATAGGATTTCGGCGAAAATCTCCTTGCCGTTATCTCTATTCTTCCAATAGCTCAAACCATGTCCTACACCCAAAGGATATTTCACGCCAATTCCGGCTCCTTCCAGCATATCCGACACGTCGGATCTTGCAAGAAGGGAATAGTTCTGTCTGATTTCATCAATCAGGATTTGCGCTGCATCCGCTTTACGGGTTACGTTGTGCGCCTTCTTGATTTTACCGATAGCATCTTTAACCTCTTGTTTTGCGGTTCTCCCAAGAAGCCCCCCTGCGCCGCTCCTCGTAAAAACAGCTTTCCCAGTTGCGTCCACTCCGTCAAACACTTCCGTAAACGCGGTATAAGTACCAAATCCGGCATCCTTTGCCGCCAGATAATCCGTCATATGACCGTATTCGTGGAACAAAACCTGATATGGAGCTTGGTAGCTACTCCCAGATGCAGCATATGCAATGTTCAAAGTAACATTGCCCGAACCGGGCGAATAATACGCCTGCCCGCCCGTGTAGTTTGCATCCGAGGTCTTAAACTTCCCTTGGTATTTATTCCACACCGCTTTAACATCCGGGTCAGCGTTCTGAAGAGCGGCTTTAACCGCAGTTGCATGTGTTGCGCCATACGTATTGCTAATATATGCCATTTGCGGGCTCGTGTCAATGGGTTTTACCCCACCAAGATTAATATTTTCTGCGACTTTCAGATATTTTGCCTTGAAATCCTCGAAATTCTCCGTCTTGTCCAGCCCGAAGAATTTCGCCCGGTCTTGGAGGGTTTTCAGCTCGCTTTCGTCCAGCGCCCATCTGGCACGGGTCAAACATGCGCAGCGACAGTTAATAACCTCGGAAGCGCCGCCGTCAGGGTCGCCGGGGCGCATCAGGCCATTGGAAAACTTCTCGTCAAGCTCCCGGATCTCGCCATCGACTCGCCTGTGGGAATCTCTGGTGTTCCCGTCTAAGGTGGCGTCCCACTGCTTTACCACATCCGCGCCGTTGTCCTTTGCTGCCTGCTGCGCATCGGCAGTGGAGGTCTGCTGTATCCTGTGCCCCTCAGTCCGGGTGATTATTCGCGTTCGGTTCAACGGGGCCTTTGATGCATTGGCAAGATTCCGGGCAATATCGTTGTACCCCAGCCCCGTAGCAATGCCCCGGCTGATCTCCTGCGTGATGGTCTTTTTCAGCCCGGATATCTCCACACCCAGACGCTTATACAATCCCTTGCTTACCTTGGAATCCACCAGAATGGCTCGAACTGCCGCTGCCTGATCTATGGGAGCAATGACGGGGACGCCCTGTTTCGCGATGTCGTACATGGCACCAATGTAGCCGGATTCATAGGAGCGCTTCAGGTAACCTTCAATGGTGCTGTAATTGTCGCCCTGCATCTTATCCAGAATGCCGCTGATCTGCCCCTGTAAGGCTTCCTGATACTGCTTCTGATAGATCTTAGACCGTCTCTGCGATTGCAGGCGTGTCCTTACAGCATTGCTTACGTCATCCTGATTCAGTACGTCATCCAGCAGGTCTATTTCCGCCTGAAAGTCGCGGACTTTCCCGTTGATATCGGAAAGCGCCTGTTTGTACTGGGATTCCAGCTCCTTTAGCGCATCCGCCTCGGACGCCAGAAGGGACTGCAAGACTTCTTTTTCCCACCGGTTCACGTCGTATCACCTTCCGGATGAATGCCGTCCAGAGCTACCTGAGCCGCCGCTGTGGGGTCATCCTCCGGCTTTGGCAGCTTGTCCTTCACGTCGTCATAGTCCAGCTCAAGGGCCTCACACACGAGCTGGGCGGTCAGCTCCTGCCCCAACATGGAAGCAGTGTTCAAAATCGTGGTGACCTTCGCCTGCTGCTCCTGCGCTTTCACAAGGTCGATCTGGGCGTTTTCCTGAGCGTTTGTGATGATCTCACGCTCAAAGTCGAAATACACGTCCTTCTGCTCGTAGTCAGTACCGTTTCTGTCGTTGATTTCCTTCAGCACCAGCTTCAGCAGCTTCCGCATGAACTGGAGAAGGAACGGCTGCAGGCCGTCGCACTTCAAATCCAGATTTGCATAGGCGGATTTGATGGCAATGGACGTTGTGGCGCTGGTATCCTTCAGCGCTTCCGTGTTCACGCCCTGACCGAAGCGGAAGATATTCTTTTCGTCCACTTCCATTTTCGTTTTCCGGGCTTCCACGGGAATATCGATGGTCTTGATATCCACATCACCGCTCTCGCCCACACCAATAAGCTTTTTCGCTCTGACGTTGAAGTGCAGTTCATCCAAATTGTCACCATCAAAGCCTTTTACCACGTACAAAGCCTCGTTGGTGTCCTGAATGTTGTTCGATAGTCCGGCGTTCATCAGGTCATAATCGTCGATCAGCGCTTTGATGGTTTTCAGACTGCTGAATCGCTTTTTCCCGTTGTCCAGCCGGAAAAATGGGATTATGCCATAGTCGTCATAGAAAAGGCGGTCTTCGCCGTCCTTCTGGTACAGGATGTGCGGGCGGGGGTTGTTGGGAATTGAATCATCCCGAACAATGCTGCCGTCATCTTCCTGACAGAAGAACCATGTCTGCTGTTTGTCCCAGACCTGAATGCGCTTGATCTTCTTGTTGTCCTTGTCGATTCGGTCAACAAACCAGTAAATCACGTAGGCACACCCGTCATCCGTTTCTTTCTCGCGGACTTCCACAACGCCGGTGCTGTCAGCCACCTGAAAAGCAGTTCTGTCGTCCTCGTTCTTGTAGGCATACATGTATTCCCAGCCCTTCACCACAGTGCCGGAAATAAGGCCGTTCAGCTCGGCGACAAAGCTTTCGTTTTCGTTGAAATATGCGTCAAGCTCTGTTTGCAGCTCCGGAATGTCAGACTTCACGAACCCGCCGTGGCCGGAAAGCATGTACTGTGTCTGCTGATCCACCAGCAGTTTGAAAAACGGGTGGGAAATTTTGATATTGCTTTTCGTCTTATCTTCCTGAATCTTCCCCTCGGCGTCAATGAAGAAGATCCGATAGTCCTTGATATCGTGGTCTCCCTCATAGTAGCGCACTCCGGTTTCCGCAAACTGTTTTGCCTTGCTTGAAGCGTCATTTTCGATGAATTTTTTGATTTCGCCTACAGACAGCATTTAATCACCACCATTTCACGCCAGAAAGTCATGCTTTTTCAGCCTTTCACCGTATGTCTCCTTGATTTGCGCAATCGCCGCAACCGCAATCTGGTTCTCAAATTCCGGATGCGCGTCACAGTATTTTTCGTAATGGGTGATATCACCCAGAATTTGCTTGAAATGCTCGTGGCTGTGGGACTGCCCAAGATAGATTTCATCGGCAAACCGAAGAATTCTGACCCGGCAATCCTTGGCATGAATTTCCCGGTTTTCGTCCCGGATGGTGTCAACCTCTTTCTTGACCGTCTTCATATCCTGCTCAAGCGTCTCCATTTTGGAAAGCACTGGCTTCCATAGCCATTCAAGGATGGCAGACCATGGGTTGATTTTGATAGGGGCGATCTGGAGCAAGGTCAGCAGGATCAGCAGCCCTCCACCACTCCCGTAAACAATTTCTTTTACTGTCATTTGCGGCACTTCCTTCGATCAAATCAGCCACTTGCTGCCCGTTATGTATTTCTCCAGAGCATAGCGCATGGCGTCCATCAGGTGGTTAAAATCGTCTATCGGCACATTCAACCTGTTCCCGAATTTACCCGTATCCCAAGTGTAATTGCTGATCTCTGTGAGGAAATTCACGCACCGTGGGTGAATGATAATTTCCAGATCCTGAATCCACTGAATACCGTTTGTGATGCTGTCCTTTCCTTTTGTGGCTCCCTTGACGCGTAGGCCCAAGGTTTTCAGCTCGTCAATGGACTTCGGTTCGGCGGAATCAGCGGTGATTCTCTCTTTCCTGTAGCCCATGCTCTGCACCTTTTCCGCGATCCGCTTGTTGGAAAGCCCCTTTTCGTACATCTCGTCAAACACGAACAAACGCTTTTCCTTCTGGTCAAGAAGACCGCAGAAAAGCGTTGAGGGGTCGTTGGTATATCCAAAGTCAAGGCCGAATGCAGAAACAATACCCGGCTGCTGCCGCACCTTGTCTATGTCGAAGGCTTCTTCTTTCCAGTTCTCATAGACAAGGCCGTCCACTATGCCCCAGCCGCCCAGCCCCGCAACCGCATAGCGGCGGGGATTGCGTTTCTTCATGTCCTCGAATACTTTGATATCAGCAGCGTCCAGCCATTCATTGCATTTGTAGTTTGTAGTCATTGCAAGAATGTCAGAATCAGGCGGCGCGTCGAAGAACCGCTTTTTCAAAAAATGATGTTCGTTCCACGGGTTAAAAGTGATTGTCCATTGTTTAAACAGCCCTTCTGGAACTTCGCCACGGATAGATTCATCAAGCACGTTGAAGTCATCTTCTTTCATGACCTCATACGCTTCTTCAAGCCACGCCCAGCAAAGCACGCCGACGTCAACCGTGATTGACGTAACCTTCAAGGGATCATCTAACCCGCGGAAATATATCTTTTGGCCTGTAGGCGTGTACGTGGCTTCTAACGGGCTTTCTTTGAACTCCCACCATGCATCAACCTTCAGCCGGTGAACAGCCCATTTCAGTTCCGTGAAGCAGCTGTCCTTCAGTGTTCGGAAAGTCTTTCTGACAACCAGCGTGTTTGCGTCAGGATAAGCCATCATGTTTACGATGAACCAAAGCGCCGTTGTCTTTGATTTCTTGGAAGCGCGGCTTCCTTTGACCACCCTGTAACGGCCTTTGAACCGCCAAAACGTGCCATAGCCTTTGCCGACAACGTCGGGAAGGTGAACTTTGATTTTGGGCTGCTCAGTCCTCAAGTTCATCAGCCCCCGAAATAATGACGGGTAAAGCAACATCGACCTTCATTTTGTCACTGAATAGGTTGTACCTTTTGCCTAGCAGTTCAGCGGCCTTCAGCCGGTCCTTTTCGGATGGAGCCTTTTTCATCGTCCTAGCCTCAGACATATAGTCTCCGACATTCTCAACGACAATCTCTTCTGATTTGGATTCCCCGCGGAGAACAGAGGTTAAATATTTTAAGACTTCATCCTGATCTGCAATCAGTTGGGACTCTTTTTCGGCCATTCGTTTGGCAATGTAATTTTTGATATTAGGTTTTATCAAGTTTTCAGCGCCAATGGCAGCCGCTGTCTTCGCTGAATACCCGGCTCTGATTGCGGCTGCCGTTGCGTTGGCATCAATCAAGTATTCATCACAAAACCGCTGCTGTTTCGCTGTCAGCTTAGCCACAAATCATCACCTTTCTTTCATGCATACAAAAAGCCCACCCGGGAAGGAGGCATAAACCCGGGGGGCTATAAGGGAATGTTTTCTCTGATCTCTCAGTCTACTTATACCACATGTTCAATGTAAACTTCTAGCAACTGTTTGATTTTTTTCGCTCAAAAGATTTCCAACATTCCGCAAAGCGCGATTGTGGAGCTTATGTACCCATTGACGGGAAAATCCCATTTCATCGGAAATCTGCTCCCACGTTTTTCTTTCAAAGTATCGCTTATACAGGATTTTGTATTGCTTCTCACTCGGAAGTTTCTCGATCAACTGGTTGATCTCCCTCCGTGTATCAACTAGCGTGTCGATATCTACGTTGATTTCCTGCCGTAAATCCACTACCTTTGCGACAGCATCTGCAACTTTCCCGTCTCCAGCGGAATGAGAAACCACGGCATCCTGCATTACCGGTGCAACGTTTGTAGCAATATCCCAAAGTCGCTTCACTTCTGCCTGTTTGGTTTCAATCCGTGCGTCAAGTTTTGAAATTTGTTTCAAATATTCGAGAGTTTCCCGCTTTTCACTCATTTTTTCACCTCCTACCATGCCACATACAGGCATTCCAACGGAATTCCCTCTGCCTGCTCGTAGATACAGTCCCGCAGGTTTTCGAGCGCAACCACTGCGCTGGCAATCGTTCCCCAGCCGTTTTCCGGCTCGTACTGCTTGTATTGCGCCTTGTTTGTCCGCAGCTCTTTAACGCCTTTCTCGATATTCCCGATCACGTCGGAACACCTGTAATATTCTCCCTGCTTGAAGTCCCACCCGGTGCAAGCCCGGAACATCTTGCCAAGATTATACGTGGGGCTGCTGTATTCCGGCTCGGCGATTTGTGCGAACTTATCGCATCCGTCCACCTTGACGGCGATTCTCAGATCATAGCTCACTTCCTACACCTCCGTTCATTTTTGCGCCGCAGCTGGGGCAATAGTTTCGTTTCCAAAGCAACTCCTTTTTGAAAACACAAGCGCACTGGCTACACCGCAATCCTGCCTTAAAGGTTCTTCTTGTACCGAACCCATGCT